TAAACGCTCTGGAAGAAAAAGTAGATTTACTTACCGAACTAGTCAAAGAAGCATTGAGGAGATGACCCGTGAAACCTGTTGCAAAACGTGCAACACCTGCTGCTATTGCCGTTCTACGGCAGGCAACTGCGCTTGCGCCCAAGCGGAAGAAAGCATCCGATGGACTCCTACCAAGCAAGGCTCACATCAAGGCAAATCCTAACTCTGACCACAACACAGGGTTGGCAGTAGACCTAACCCACGATCCGCATAATGGGATTGACTGTGGTGAGATTTACGAGAAACTCAAGGCAGACAAGCGAGTTTCATATCTAATTTTCAGTGGACGTATCTGGTCTAAAGAACGCGGTGACCGCGATTACGTAGGCCAAAATAAACACGTCAAACATCTGCATATTTCCATCAAGGAAGATTGTGCCAATGACACCAGTGCCTGGTTTCCTTGGCTCGATAAACCGAAATGGAATACGGTTGATGCTGCTCGTTTGGCTTATGCCAAGGTGCAGAAGAAGCCGAAGAAGAAAGATACCCCAAGTCCAAAGGAGAACTAATGGACAAGAAGTTCAAAGCAATAGCGGCAACCTGGTTCCGCGCTGCAGCATCCGCTGCGGTAGCACTCTATCTAGCAGGTGAGACTGATCCAAAGAAACTTGGAACAGCAGCACTGGCTGGATTCCTCGGACCAGTATTGAAGTGGCTAGATCCAAAGGCCACAGAGTTTGGTCGCGGAAGTAAGAAGTAGTTTGTAAGAGAACGCTGCGAGGAAAGGCCCTGTCACCGAAAGGTGATGGGGCCTCTTTTTGTATTTATACAGAAACTCCGTAGTCAGTATGGATGAACCCGACAACCTTGCGTATCTTACGAGTATCCTTGAACTCGGTAGTAGCTGGCATCCAGCGCTCAGACCAAGCAGGCTCTGGCACCTTGAAGAGATCAAAACCCCATTTACCAGCAGGGGTGGAGTTGATATACCAAGGCTCAAGGCTACGGTACTTAGCCTCAAGTAAAAGCCTGTCGTATTTAGATTTCTCTATCAGTAGTTCTGGGTAGTGGGTATGTCTACATTTGAGTTCAATATAGAAACCGAACTCATCTGAGATACAGTCAAAGGAGTCGAAGGTTCCTTCACTCTTGATTAGGTCAGGGAATCTACTATCTTTCAGATAATCAAAGAGTTCTTTTTCGTTCATTGTATCTCTGGGTTATCTATCGGACAGGGCGCTTTCAAAAGGTTTCCACAATTAGCACACTGAACATCAAGGGCATACCAAACTATCTCGTAGTTTTCAAACTGGACATAGGTATTGAAAACGGTACAACCACAAATGCACTGGTGAGTTGGACCTACATCACGTAGGTCAGAGGCTTGAATTGGAGGAAGTTGTTGGCTATATTTCAGCAGCCGAAGTAGACGGAACAACACTGTCCTCACTTCCACAGGCCCGTGAGGGCCATACTGTAATTCGCCTGACGGCTCATATTGTAATGAACTGGTGTGTCGCTACCGCGACGACACGCCGATGAGAGGTAACATTCTGCTATGACAACACTTATCGGAATCCAACTTGATGAACAAGTTGTCTTAGCTGCTGATAGTCAGATTACTGAAGATAATCTCAGGACTGTTAGTACTTCCACTCCGAAAATTATTCACGTTGGTAAATATCTGCTAGGCATTACAGGCGATACCAGACCTGGTGACATCCTTGCGTACAACTGGACTCCGCCTACCTACAAAGGTGCTAATCCGATTCAGTGGATGGGTAAGAAAGTCTTGCCATCTATACTCACAGCGTTCAAGGAGAATGGCTATGATCCGTACGAAGCGACAAAAGAAAAAGATGCAGGGTTCGACTACCTTGTATCGTTTGATGGCAACCTCTTCCATATTGCGACAGACCTCTCGTTCATTCAATCGGACTCCGCTATTTATGGACTTGGCAGTGGTGGGCAGTTTGCTCTTGGTTATCTTTATGACCGCGTGGGCCGTATCACTGTGGGCAATGTAGAGCAACACGCCCGACGCTCTGTTGAGATTGCCTCAATGCTTGACATCAATACCTGCCCTCCGATTCAATTAGTTACTCAGAGACGGGAGCTAACGTGAGAAAAGATTGGAAAGTGTGGACGTTGCATATCAACGCACACCATACAGATAACTGGTCCATCGGCCTTGATTACTACAAGATATATGATTATCAGCCATTACGAATGCTGGCTAGAGTTTTGCAAATCAATTTGCTATTCTTCAACATTACTCTTACGAGATGGCAGGGCAACGGATGGATATAAAAGAACTACTTGTAAAGGCTCTTCACGAGAAAGAGAACAAGCGCGGCAGGTCCACGCAGGTTCAGATTGGTCCATCAGAGCTTGGAGGCTGTCGACGTAAGGTGTGGTATCGGTTGAATAACCAACCTGAAACCAATGACAATGAGATAAAACTCGCAGCGATTATGGGGACTGCCATCCACGCTGCAATAGAGAATGCGCTTGCCAACAATCAAGATGTACTTCTGGAGAAGACTGTCGAATACGGCGGTATGAAGGCACACGTTGATTGCTTCATTCCTGGGACAGGAGATGTCGTTGACTGGAAGACTACAAAAGTCAAGAACCTTTCTTACTTTCCGTCAGAACAGCAACGCTGGCAAGTACAAGTCTATGGTTATCTGATCGACAAGTCTGGCTTGGGGAAGGTCCAGAACGTCAATCTTGTAGCCATACCTCGTGACGGTGATGAGCGGGATATTCTTGTTCACTCCGAACCATATGACGAGGCCATCGCACTAGAGGCTCTGAATTGGCTAGAAGCTATTCGGACTACACAGGAAGCTCCCGCGCCTGAAAGACACGAGAGCTACTGTCAAAGCTACTGCAAATTCTATGATGCCTCTGGTGAGATGGGATGCGTTGGTATAAAAAAAGGACTTACCAAGTCTGAGTTACCTCAGCTTGATGACTTCGAAGCTGCGATGGATGCACTGCATTACACGCAGATAGACACCGAAATAAAAACATTAGAAGAAAAGAAACAAGCACTACGCGATAAGTTGCTTGGCAAAACTGGAGTTACTACTACTGGATATGAGATCAAGTGGTCTACTGTCCAGAGTAACACCATCGACAAGGAAGCAGTGGAGAAAGCACTGGGCTTTGTACCGATGAAACAAGGAAAGGAAAGCGCAAGGCTTTCCGTCAAAAAGACTGGAGATAAATAATGGCTGCACCAGAGTCAACGAAGTTTCAAGTAAACTTCAAAGCACCTGATGGAACACTTATCAATTTGTACGCTGCTAATAAGGAGGAACTAGAAGCTCTGCTTACAGCAGCGCAAGACTTTTCTGCCCTCATTGGAAGCGTTAGTCAATCATTTGGAGGCGCTGGAAATGCTGCGCCCGTACGTAGTGCTGCGCCAGTAGCATCTGCACCTGCACCACAGTCTGGTGGTAATGTCTGTAAACACGGACCAATGGCTTACAAAGAAGGCGTAAGCGCTAAGGGTCCTTGGAAAGGTTATATGTGTGCTGCACCTAAAGGTGCGGTAGACAAGTGTGCAACTATCTGGGTCCGATGACCCAATGCGAGAGCCTCGTGAATTCGAGGATCCTCTCTGCGCTCAATCAGGTGGCGACTTCTGGTTTCCTGAACCAGGGGTTGGGTCAGCACAAGAAACCGTATACGCTCGAAGTATATGTCACCAGTGTATCCATCAAAGTGAGTGTGCAGAATGGGGTATCCACAATGAGCGCTTCGGAATTTGGGGTGGCCTTACAGAGTGGGATAGAAGACAACTAAGAAGACGGAAGAATATAGTTTTACGACGGGAGGAAAGTGCTTAGGTTAGACCGCGCTTGGAAGACTGCCCATACATTGGCGCAGCCACTTCCGACTGTGTGGAAAGACTTAGACAAAAAGGGCATAAAGTTTCGGCGCGGTCAAGTGTGTATGGTTGCCGCTGCACCTAACGCTGGAAAGTCTATGTTCGCTCTTGTGTATGCTATCAAGGCCAAAGTGCCTACTCTGTTCTTCTCGGCTGATACTGATGCCGCTACTGTGATGCTACGTGCTTCGGCACATCTAGCAGGCCACACCCAAGAAACTGTAGAGAATCAAATTAGCATCAATACTGGTGCTTACGATGAGAACCTACAGGACATATCACATATACAGTGGGTCTTTGATTCATCACCGAACCTTGATGATATTGAGGCGGAAGTAAAGGCCTACATTGAACTCTATGGGATCAGTCCACAACTAATCATCATAGATAACTTGATGAACGTCGTCGCTGAATCTGATAATGAGTGGGCAGGCTTACGTCAAATAATGATGGAGCTACACGATATGGCACGCAAGACAGAAGCCTGTGTGCTTGTTCTGCACCACGTATCAGAACAGAGTGAGTATGGTAAGGATATGACTGAACCACCAGCACGTCGTGCTATTCACGGCAAGGTGAGTCAGCTACCTGCGATGATACTTACTCTTGGCTACAACCCATTTGAGCATACGCTTCGGGTTGCAGCAGTCAAGAATCGTTTTGGAGAACACCAAGCTGACGGCAAGGATTACGTAGGACTCTTCGTAAACTTTGCTACCTGTCATATCAATGACAGCGATGCTTACGGCAGGATGGTCTACAACTCAAATCTATCGAGGGTTTTATGAGTTCATATAACAAGGCTAAGGGTTCTAAGTTTGAGACGGATGTAATGAAATACTTACGCAAACTGGGACACTTTGCTGAACGCCTAGCCAAGGCGGGATCTAATGATGAAGGTGACATTGTTACTATAATCGCAGGTCAGACCTATATTCTGGAGTGTAAGAACCATAAGTCAATCAATCTTCCGCAGTTCTGGGCAGAAGCCCAGACTGAGGCAGCCAACTATGCGAAGGCTCGTGGACTACCCGTCACCCCACCAGCCTTCGTCATAGTCAAACGCAGGAATGCCAGCATCGCAGATGCGTGGGTAATACAACCACTATCAGAGTGGGTAAATAACATAGCCGAAGAGTTAGGAGTAGATGATGCCAGTTCCAGAAGGACAGATAACGACGAGCAAGATTTGGACTGATGAAGATGTTCAGTTACCAGAAGAACCGACTGAAGTAGAAGAGAAGGAAGAAGAGCGAGAGCCAGATGATCTGCAGTAAATGTGCGTGGGCAGGACACCACAACACTATCGGTAAGACTGATATGGCTAAGGAGTTTCACCAGAACTGCGAAGGAGATTGCGGATGCCAGCACAAGACTGGTCCAGGGTGGTTCGTACGAAGAGGTCAAAAGCCAGCTCCGATGCAAACACAGTCTCCATAGCTGAAGTAGTCAGGCACTTTGGAGGAGAAGTAAAAGAGGGGCGCAACGTCTCAGTGCGTTGCTGTATGCACGATGACTCTCGCAAGAGTGCAGTCATCGATACATATAACAATTTGTATTACTGTCACACCTGTGGCAAGGGTGGCAATGCGGTCAATGTCATTATGGAATTAGAGAATGTGGGGTTCAAAGATGCTCTCGCAAGAGCAGGTGAAATCGTTACAGGAGGCGGCTCATCGTTACGCGGAAGCAATAAGCGACAGGGCGCTAGGCTACCTCGCAGGACGTGGAATATCTGAAGAGGTTGCTGCTCGCTATCGCCTTGGAACTATCACAGATCCGATAGAGGGACACCAAGGATACGAAGGATGGATTTCTATTCCGTACTTCACAGCGTTAGACCTGTGTGTAGGTTTCAAGTTTCGCAGGCTTGATGATGGCAAGCCTAAGTATGGTTCACCAGTGGGGCAGAAGACTCACTTGTTCAATGTTGTAGCTACAATGTCTGCGACCAAGAGCATCGTCATCTGTGAAGGTGAGTTTGATGCCATTATTATGAATGAAGTTGTAGGTGTACCAGCAGTAGGAGTGCCAGGAGTAGCGGCGTGGAAACCTTTCTATCCGAAGTTATTTGGTGGCTTTGATGTTGTGTATATTCTTGGAGACAATGATGTGAAAGAAGATGGCACTAACCCTGGAGC